TAGAAAATCTCAGTAAAATAATGGAAGGCACTTATGATGTTCGTCTTTCCTCTAAAAGAATATCACATTTCAAACGTCAATCTGATACTCTAAACTATTGGATTGCTCTTGAAGCGAACTCATCTTATGATGAATAAATGGAGAATATAATGAAAGAAATTTTACAAAAAATGTTGACCTATGGGGAGTTTGATGGTATTTCAACAATACCCTTTAATCGTGATGTACTGTTACGAATAAAGAAAGCAATGAAAAAATTTAAAACATTGCGTCCAGAACACAAGACTTGTTCAATTGGTGTACTGACTAAAGATTCTGTCTATCATGGAGTGACATATAAAAAAGGTGCAACTTATGTAGTTGATGGTAATACCAGAAAATATTTTTGGAAGAAAGGTTTACTAGAAAAACCAGATAAACTTGCTGCTACATATTATTATTATGATTCTATGGATGCTATGTGGGAAGGATATAATTGTTTTGATAGCGTTACATCAACAGAATCTACATCAGAAAAACTGACAGGACAAGCTATTCTTTTGGATTTAAATTTTTCTAGTGCTAAGTTCAAGAAGGGGTCATTTGTTACAGCAATAAATTATGCAGCAACTGGAATGTATCCAGAAAAATACCCAAAACCTTCTTCTGGCCAAAAAGATAATATTGAAAAATTAAAAGTGTTCTCAAAAGAATTACTTGTCTTAGATGGGTTAGATCTTGGACAAAAATCTGGCCAAGCGGTATTAGGTGCATTTTTGATGGCACTAAAATGTCATACAACAAAAGGTACAGAAGATAAAGTTATCGATTTTATCAAGAAATTCGATGAAGGTTATTCTGACGGCCGCACTAAATCTAAGTGTGGTGTAACTCATACTGTTTTTGAAATTTATAACAAGCAGCCTGGTCAATTTCCGTGGGGCACGGCCATGAGAGATATGCCACCACAAATTAGTTTTGTATTACAGATGATCGATAATTATGTAGAGGGTAAAGAAACGATTAAGTATGTTGAAAAACCAACAACGAAAAATTCTAATGGTAAGGACTATTATAGAACTTATTCAGAAAAACATGGTTATACTGCTCTTTCATCTTATATGACAAAAGCAGCATAAAATTTGATTATAATTTATATTATGAAAGTGAAATATTATGGCAAAAGATTCATTATTGTGGGTGGAAAAATATAGGCCTCCCACAATCTCAGAATGTGTTTTATCAGATAGTATCAAAGGAACACTATCCGATTTGACAAAAGAAGGTAAAGTTCCTAATCTGTTGCTCTCTGGTTCAGCAGGAGTTGGTAAAACAACTGTTGCTAGAGCACTGTGTGAACAAACCAATTCCGATTACATAATCATCAATGGTTCGGATGAGGGTAGAATGATTGATACTCTCAGAAATAAGATGACACAATTTTGTTCTACCACATCTTTATCTGGTAGTTCAAGAAAAGTTGTTATAGTCGATGAAGCAGACTACTCAAATCCCGATTCTGTTCAACCAGCAATGAGAGGATTTATTGAAAAGTTTGCTGATAATTGTTCCTTCATCTTCACTTGTAATTACAAAAATCGTATTATTGAACCGATACATTCCCGATGTGCGGTTGTTGATTTTGTTCTTGGTAAGGATGAAAAACCAGAGATAGCATCTAAGTTTATGGAAAGATGCGAACATATTCTCAACTCTGAGAATGTGATTCACGATAAGAGAGTTGTAGCAGAACTTATCAACAAACATTTTCCTGACTTTCGTAGAGTAATCAACGAACTTCAAAGATATTCAACTTCTGGTAATATCGATTCTGGTATTCTAGCAAACATTGGTGAATTGAACCTGACTCAATTGGTCTCTTCTTTGAGAGAAAAGAACTTTCAGAATATGAGAAAGTGGGTCGCTACTAATGTTGACAATGACCCTGCTACTGTCTATCGTAAAATCTACGACAAACTATATGAAGTATTGGAAAAATCTTCTATCCCACAAGCGGTATTGATTATCGCGGATTATCAGTATAAATCTGCATTTGTTGCAGACCAAGAGATTAACTTGGTTGCATGCTTGATTGAACTGATGTCAGAATGTGAGTTCGTATGAGCCCGTTTGACTTCATAAAACAAATCAATCACGGTAAGAAGAACTTGATTGATGAAACACCAATACTTGAAAAGGAGTATAATACCTTTATCATAAATCGTGGTTTGAGTTTCAATCACGATACTGCTCTGTTCGCCAATGAAATGAACTTTCACAACCACCTAGATTCAAAACTTCAATTCGACTTTTTACTAAATATAATTAGACCCAAAAAGAGATGGGGTAAATGGATTAAACGTGAAAATAATGATGTTCTTGAATTGATCAAGAAATATTACAATTGTAGTTACGAAAAAGCAAGAGACTATTCTACATTGCTTGATGACTCACAATTAGACATTATTCGACAAAATATTGAATTAGGTGGTTTGAAAGGAACAAAATGAGTGAAACTATCATCCAATCGATGATTGAAGTTACATTAAAAGAACCCGATGATTTTCTCAAAGTAAGAGAAACCCTCACAAGAATCGGAATTGCATCACGCAAAGAAAAAACATTATTTCAATCGTGTCATATTCTCCACAAACAAGGAAAATATTACATAGTACATTTCAAAGAATTATTTTCATTAGACGGAAAAACATCTAACTTTTCAGAGAATGATGAAGCACGGAGAAATACCGTTGCTAATTTACTTTCTGAATGGGAATTGATATCTTTGGTAGAACCAGAAAAATCAGCAGAACCTACAGTTCCATTGAGTCAACTCAAGATTCTTTCTTTTAAAGAGAAGGATGAATGGGAATTGACACCGAAATATAATATAGGAAACAAAAAGGAAGCTGACAATGAGAATGACAAGTGATTTATATTTTTTCAAAACGAGTCCAGAAGTAAAAGAACCAATTCGTGCTACAAAAGGTTCTGCTTGTTTTGACTTGTGTTCATTTTTACCTGAGAGTTCAGAAGTAAGTATCTATATGAATTCTCATGAACAGTTAGACAAGAGAAACAGAAAAGTAGTAGATGGAAGAGTTCAAATCAATCCTCACGAAAGAGCATTGATTCCTACTGGATTGATTTTTGACATTCCAAGAGGTTGTTCGATTCGTTTATATCCAAGATCGAGTCTTGCATTGAAACAGGGATTGACTCTTGCTAACAACGTGGGCATTATCGATTCTGATTATGTCGAACCAGTTTATATGATGGTTTATAACATAAGTGGATATCAACAATTTGTATCCAATGGAATCCGTATATGTCAGGCAGAAATGGTCAAAGAATTACCATATATGATTATGAAAAGTGATGTTCGCCCAGAACAAAAAACTGATAGAGATGGAGGATTCGGTTCTACTGGAAAGGAATAACTTGGCTTATATTTTACACAAATGGACGGTTGCTACTGTTCAAGTCGTTTACTACATACCAGACTATTTGCACGTTGTGAATGAGTTTATGTGGCGGACAGAAGACCAAGTGCCCGAGTTTCCCCGCATCAAACGCTTTCTCGATTATTGGGATAAAAACATCGACGGCCCAATAAAAGAAGTATATATTTACGATCAAGAGCAAAGTAAAGTTAGAATGGTAGATAGAACATTTAAAATGAATTGAACATAGAGAAAATATATTATGTCTGATGAAGAAGATACTCAAATAGAATATAAAGAAGAGAGGCAAATGGGCAAGGCCGCAAGTCTTGCTATGGAACTCTCAAAAGAAAAGAAACGTCTGCAAGAAGAACTTGAAGATATGCAGGCTCAGTTTGAAGAAGTCTCCCCTAGCACACCATCTGGAGGCCCAGACAGCTATCTCAAATGGATAGGTGTAGTTGCGGCTGTGTTTGGAATATTTCTACAAAATGCAGGACTACCCATTTATGGTCAAGTTTTTTATATTATTGGTACTGGCTGTTGGACTGCTGTAGGATTTTACTGGAACGATAAAGCAGTCATGTTAGGCAGTGTTATTCCAGCTACTTCAGTTGCTATGAATTTAATTCAAAAACTAGTAGAAATGTACAGATGAATGAAGAAAAGACTTGACATTTTAACTACTCTATGGTATACTTATAGTATAGTTAAATGAAACAGTAACTAAAATATTCCTTTCACTTCTGGCATAGTGTCGGAAAGAATTTAGAATATTATCAATAGTTGCTCGCCAATATAGGAGAACCTAATGGCATCAGTTAGTAGAAGAGTAAAACGTGAAGTAGATAGACGTTTCAAAAAGTTAAATCTTACCAGAACGGAAGATTATGTATATTGTTCGATGTTTGAAGAAACATTTGGACAAGGTGAAAAATCCGAAAAAAGAAATCATAGAGGTGATATCACCATTTCGTGGATTAAAGAAAATATTAACAAATTTATCACAGGAATTCGTGAGTATCAACGATTTAAAGTCAAAGATACTGATTGGAAACGAACTATTGTACAAGATGTTCTTCTTGGTGGTATTCGTGTCGCTGAGTTAATAGTTAGAGTTATCATGAAACTTGATGATGAAGGTAATCAAGTATTTGAATTTGAGGTGATTGATGGACAGCAAAGAATAACTGCTTTCATTGAATTCTTCAATGATGAATTTACCATTGATGTTCATGGTACAGAAATGACCTATACACAAATGGAAACTCAAAATGCTGGACTATGGAGAAAGTTTAATGAACTTGCCTTTGGTGCAGTTTTTTATGAGAATATTACAAACGAAGAAGCATCTATTATTTTCAAGAAAGTTAATGATCAAACAGACATTAACTGTCAAGAAGATCGTAATGCAATTTTCGGCCCCTATTCCACATATATTGCTGATAGAACATATTATGGAAGCGAGTCAACGCCACTTCATAGTTTGTTTGAGAGACAACTAAAATCAATCAAAAACAAGAAGGGGAAAGTAACTTCTAAGAAATTGGTACTTCCCAATTTTCCAAAGTTAGACATTAGTAAATGTCGTATGGAACAATTAGAATGGTATTCCCACTTAATACATTGGCATCATGAGGGATTGAGAAGTACCACAACTCAAGATTCCCATACTTTCTGGCAACTGAAGCTTGACCCTTATGCTTTGGAGTATAATGGAAAAGTTAAAGCTGAAAAACTTTTGAAAACTGCTAATCAAATAATGGAATCAGCTTCACCAGATCAAAAACAAGAAGATATTACGCCAATGATACTTCAATTCATGGTTCTTTGGTTTGAAGAACTAACAAAAGGCGATGCTAATATTGGATGGTGGAGCATTGTTATGGATGATTATGTTAATGGGTTTCTTTCAATACTTGATGATTATAGTAAAGATTCTGTAAAAGACGAAAAACGTGCGGAGAATAATCTCAGATGTAGGTTTGTCGGTCCAGAAACTGACGATTTTGGTAAACCTAAATCTTGGATGGTACATGGAACTGATGATATTATGGGAAAAATGAAAGATTTGTTTGGTGGTCATAATTTGAAAGCTATCGAAACAATTCTTCAAGTATTGGAACACGAGCTCACAACAAATCCAGAACAGTTTAGTGCTTTAGAACTTGATCCCATTAGAATTTTTGATAAAAGTATGGTTATTGAAAAGTGGAAAGAACAGGGTAAACTTGATGCTGAAACTGGTAAACCACTTGACATTAATAACCTTGCTGGTGATCATATTATCGCTCATAAAGAAGGAATAAAGGCTGGTGGTGTAACCACATGGGAAAACCTTCAAGTAATTTCAAAAAATCGAAACCAAAAGAAAGGAAGTAGTAGTCAATTTTTAAAGATGGCTGCTTAAAAATTAAAGCGAGTAGTTGTCGGCAACGCTTTGGAATACCATTCCGAAGAACTTGGTTCAACTCCAAGTGCTCGCTCCACTTTCACATAAATTAATTATGAAAAAACTCGAAAACAAAATTAACAGATGGTATGGTTCTAGTAAAGTAACTAGACATTGGCTTGCAAAACATTGGTATCGTTGGATAACCTTTGGGTGTTCTCAATGTTATATACCTTGTAATTGTTCTTCCATATATGAACCTAAAGGTTTTGCAGAAATGGCAAAATATTGCTATGAAACTTATGATCATGGTTATAAATAACTATGAAAACAAAGTATAAACTAATAGTGAATGGTTCTGGAAGTTATTCAGAAGATTCATTGTTCAAACTATATTTTACGATTTTACGACATCGCTTCCATCATCTATGTAAAGGTGAAGGATGGCGAGATTGAGGCTGACCATAGTGGTAGTCTCGCAACCAATCTCAAGTCCTGTGCTATGGATTGAGATTTCTTCAACACCAACCTTGCTTATATAAGGAGGAAATATGGTATCATTAGCACCACACTCACAATTTACTGCAAACGATTTAGAAAAATTCATGGGGTTATCCATTGGATTTGATTCTATGTTCAATCGTCTTGCGAATTTCCCACAACAAGAGAATGGGTCTTATCCACCTTACAACATCCGAAAAGAAGATGACTTCAACTTTGTCATCGAACTGGCACTTGCTGGTTTTTCGGAAAAAGATGTTGAAATAGAACTTACGGAAAATGTTCTTTCTATTCGTTCAACTGATGAAAAGGGAAAACAAAACTCGGATACACCAGATTATGTCCATAGAGGAATTGCGAATCGCTCTTTCTCTCGTAAGTTTTCTCTGGCCGATGACATTATTGTCAAAGGTGCAGAGTTTGAAAATGGTCTTCTTAACATCACTTTGGAAAGAGTTGTTCCAGATGAAAAGAAACCAAGAATAATTCCAATCACAAATCCAAATGTGATTGAACACAAGAAGAAGTAATTTCTTGTCTCCCTTCCAGAGAACTATATACTCTGGAAGGGTTTTTTTATTTTAAATTATTAGGAGATTATTATGTTACCTTTATTATTGTTTAATGTTATTTCTAGTCTTGTCATAGATAAGGCTCAGACCTTGGCGACTGAGCATGTGGAAAGTATGATAGAAGATTTACTCCCCAAAGACGCAAAAAAAGAATTAGACAAAGCTATAAAAGAAGACCCCTCGCACCAATTCACAAATGCTAAAGAGGCATTGATGGCTGCTGTTGAGGGTAAGTTACCTATCGTCAAAGCTGACGGAACACTCAAACCAATCGAAAAAACATTCACACTTACATTTGATCCCACTAATGGTTCAGTTGATATTAAACAAACTTAGGAGAATATAATGGCAACCAAGACACCATCTTATAACGGACACCTGACAAAAAACTTTGGGTATCAAGAAATGATAAAAAGTTCAACTGCTGATCGTTTGGGTATATCAAATGACGCATCAAGAGAACACGTTATCAATTTAGTCAATCTCTGTAATTTTATCTTACAACCAGCAAGAGAAGAGTTCGGAGTTATTCGTATCAATAGCGGATATCGTTCTCCTGCATTAAATAAGGCAGTAGGGGGTTCAGCAACAAGTCAGCATTGTAATGGTCAAGCAGCAGACTTTGAATCAACACGAATTTCAAATCCAGAATTCGCACGATGGATTGAAAAGAATTTAGAATTTGACCAACTCATTTTAGAATTTTATGATGGGGTTGATCCAAATAGTGGATGGATTCATTGCTCGTATGTTCTTGATGGGAGTAATCGTAATAAAACAATGACAGCATTGAGAGTAAATGGAAAAACATCTTACAAGCCAGGTCTTCTATCATAAGGAGAGAGGAATGAAATATTTTTGGAAAACGTATTTGGAATTTTTATTATTCATAGGTCAATTTAATTCAAGAAAGAATTGGATTGACAATCACGTTATAATATGTTATAATAACTTAAATCAATGTTGTTATTTTTCAAATAATCTCAATGAAAAAACATAAATGAGTTTTTATACAAACGTTGTTACACTCGGAAATAATATACTATTTCGTGGTATTTCTTCTGACGGCAAAAGATTCAAAGACCGAATAGAATACCACCCTACCTTATTCATACCCACCAAAGAAGAAACAAAATTCCGAACTCTGGAAGGTGAACCAGTTGGAGAAATCCAGCCAGGAACTATGAAAGAGTGTCGTGAGTTCATTCGCAAATACAAAGATATCGACAACTTCAACATTTACGGTAATGATAAATGGGAATTTTCTTTTATCGCAGAACACTTTCCAGAAGAACATATCAACTATGACTTTGAGAAGATTCGTATTGCTTATCTTGATATTGAGACTGGCTCTGAGAATGGATTTCCTAACATCGAAACTGCTAACGAAGAAGTAACAGCAATCTCATTCAAGGTTGACAAGAAGTGTTTCGTTTTTGGTAGAGGTGAGTATATCAATGAAAGAAAAGATGTCTTCTATTTTCGATTCGATAGTGAACGAGCACTGCTCCAGAAGTTCTTTGAAGTATGGGATAAGGAATCTCCTGACATTATCACAGGGTGGAACATCGAA